CTATATTCATCCTTCTTTTCCGCATTCATAAGAGCATTGAATATTGACTTAGGCCTGTGTCTGTTGTGCTGCCCGTCCTTTGTCTTGGACCATACAAGCAAGTTCAGATCATCAGCAATTATTGAAAGCAGCAGCTCTTCATCACTAGCTTTTCTCTTTGCCAGTTTCATCTTTAATCTAGATTCGCGTCTTAACCCAAAAATAAAAAGACTTATCTTTTGCGGAGATAAATCTTTCATTTCATACACATGATAATATTCAGCGAGATCGCATGATATATCATCATGGTATTCTCTTAGCAATTGGGTTAAGACAATTAGTTTTTTACTTCTTTAGCCGATGCAATCATATCCCTGAGTTCAGCGTCCATTCTCTTTGCATTGATATAATTCTTTTTGCCTCTGCAATGTTTCTTTAGCTCCTCGTATCCTTTTTTTCCAAGCAGAAACATGAACAGCTTCTTATATGCGGAAATTTGATTGTCCTCGACGTCAGAGAGGAATTCAACGACTTCCCAGCTATCCAGCTTTTCCTTATCGATATCCCAGCTAAATCCTGTCTTAGTAGTTACCTTCATGCTTTATGTACCTCTATTTGTTTTTCTTGATGTATTCGTAATGAGTATCACCTTCAGCATTTGGCAATGCTTCAATAGTGACGCCGTATCCAATTGGGTCTTCATCAGCGTATGATACATCCTCAATTTCCGTAATTGACCCATTCGGAATGACGATTCTCTTAAGATATTCATTCTTAAGGATCATATCATATACATATGAGCTTTCACCTAGCTCCTTTGCATTGGCCTTGATAGTGATTCCAGTATCCAATGTTCCTGTCACGTTATCATCGCCATAAATCATCTTCAATACATCTACATTCAAAGATTCGATCAATGTCATCTTGAATGTATCATCTTTTCCTTTCTGGGTTGTCATTACAGTCTGACCGCCCCAGGCATTTTTCTTTTCCACGCTCGGGCTGTTACTGTTCTCAATGCCATCTTCATTTGTAAATCCGAGCTCCTTAAAAGCAGGATCCAGTTCCTCAGTTGCTGTTGTCGGCAATGTTGTACCTGCTGGCGCTCTGAAAAGTGCACCCGTCACTTTTGGCTTGGCATTCGATACATTCGCTTTATTCATCTATTTACCTTCTTTCTAATAATGTTTAAATTCAAAAACTGACTGATATCTGAAATTCTTAGTGTTCGTATCCGTGTAGTCATAGAACGAATTCAGCTCAACATTCAGGATGTTATCTAGACTGACCATATCAAGAATGCATTTTCTCATAGCCTCATCATTCTTTGCGGCTCTATACTTTGTCTTTGCATATGACTGAATCGCAATTGTCGATGTATCATAGGATCTATTCGAGCTTCCGCCAATCCTGTCAATCACATAGAATTCATCCTCCTGTGATGATGATCTCTCTGTATATGATTTTATCTTCATGTTCTGATTCATGTATTTAAGCAGTACTTCTTCAAACAATGATCATCACCCTTTCAGCGCTGCCTTAAGCAGAGTGTTGTTATCAAGATTATCTTTTCTTGCCTTTTTAGTTGCTGCGCTTATGCTGGCATTGGCCCTGTTCTTTCCGACGTAGACATCAGATTCATATCCATCACCGCATCTGTCTGCTATTTCCTTGGCCTTCTTGGCAAGCAGGCTCTGCATTTCCTGTGACTTCATCAGTTCTCTCACGCCCTTGCTGTCAAGGACAAATCTTGTGTTACCCATACAGTTCAACCTGCACTTTCATATTCCACTGCAATGGAATGAGTTCATCTATTCCCTTCAGCGGCTTTCCGAATGTACGGAATTTCTGATTGAAGAATTCAACTGTTGCATTCTCCCAGTCATGATCATCTCCTTTTGGGATTGCTAATGTATAGACAGCTTTCTTCCCATAGATATCAGTAGATGTCACAATGTCATCACTTGTCGCTGGTGCAACAAGAACATTTTTAACCTCAACGGGCTCTTCCTTGAATACAGGATTATTGAATCCATCTCTACCTATCTCTCTTCTTTCGTGAAGAATTACAGTGATTCCTTTCAGCTTACCCATACAAATTCAAAGCTCCATAGCGCTGCTTCTTAAGTCCAAGGCGCTTCAATTCGCTATCCTTTATGAAAAGTCCGCCTCCTGGCGAAAGGTATGTACCTGTCCATGTATACCCTAGAGCGGACTGGCTTTCCTGTGTCATCGGCTCAGAGTCAGTAGATGTCATGAGATTTCTCGCAACGACATCCACTGTTACTGAACGCAATACATTCCTATACGAAGAATCCACAGACATTTCATCCAGATTCTTGCCTACCTTTTTAGCCTCCTGCCTTAAGGTATCGGATACAACGCTTAGCAGTTCTTCAGCTTTTGCAACTTCATCACCATTCAGTCTTCTGAAAAGTATATTAACGTCTTCAAGTGTTGCAAAATTCATAGCATCAACCTTTTGCTTTTGTGCCTTTCTTAGTAGTATCAGTCTTTTCAACCAATTCCCATTCCTCACCAGCGATTTTAAGCTGTGTATCAATGATAGCTCCTGTTCTCTTGTTTCTGTATTCCATCTCATGCCTCCTACTTAATGATTCTAGCAAATCCGTTTGGCAGCATGATTCCCCAGCCGACATATGCTTCAGAGCGTAAATAAACCTGGTTGTAACCCTTCAAGTCCTTTCCAGAATTATCTGGATCGCCGTATTTGATGACTTCCAATGGGATCTGTTTTGCATATCCCCACTTTACGCCATTCGCAAAGTCTCCGATAATTGCCAAGTCCTTATTAGGCGTAGAAGTAGACGCTGATACCGTTGTGTTCACATCAGCATTCAATCCGTTCAGTGTGTCAGGATTGGCGCCCCAGGAAAGCTCTGGATACATCTTTGCTCCATTTTCACCGTTCGTTACCTTTGCCAATTCAGTTGAGAACAATGTATCCATGGCAATGCCATTTACTTCTCCTTCAGCCGCCTGAATAAGATTAACGGCTGTCTCAACCGTTGCATCAGCATTGACGCTTCCATCAAATGTCACAGTCTGGGTAACCTTTGTATCAAAGTCATTTCCATTGATGACTGTAGATTTTTCCTTGGTTCTTGGGTTGATTCCATGGAATGCCATCAGGTCAATGCCGCGTGCAAGCTTCTTTGAAAATCCATCATTGAAGCTCTTCAAAATGTCAATCTGTTCTTCCTCAGTCGCATATAGGAATTCATCCGAAAAGCGTGCACCATACTCTACCTTGATCGGCACGATAATGATTGGCTCGACAGTGACTCCGCCATGTGTTTTCTTTCCATTTTCAGCGACAATATCAATGTCAGAATCCATTGTGAACGTGAATTCCTTCTGACCGTTAAAAGCAATAGGCTTCTGAGCTGACAGCTTTGCTAACGTGCTATGTCCCTTTACCTTATCAATTAAATCTGTTACTAGCTGTGGGCTGAATAATGTTCCTCTTGATGTTTCTGTTGCCATCTGTTTCTTCTCCTTCTTAATCATTAGTATTTAGATTCTGCAATAATGATGAATAGAACTTATTCTCACTATTGCTTTCGTTTTCAATGCTCTTCAAGGGTGGCACTTGCTGCGTTGGCTTCATAAGCTCAACCATTGACTGAGCATCCTTTGTGATAGCTTCTTCATCCTCACCAACCAAACGACTTGCTAACTCATAAGGCAATCCCGCTTTCAATGCGACACGCTGCTTCAATGCTGATTTTTCATAATCAGCCACCTGTTTCTTAAGCTCCTCGACCTGTGCATTGATAGAATCACTGCTTTTTGTCTGATCGTCGATTGTAGTATGCAAGCTACCGTTTTCTTCCTCCAATTCCTTCACACGCTTCTTAAGCTGTTCATAATCACTATACTTCTCGCGTTCCCGAGCTACACGAGCTTTAATGATTTCGTCCAGTTCCTCCTGTGTTTCAATTGTCTTAAATTCAGGCATATATATGCCTCCTTTCTCCTCATTTTCCCGTGAGTGCGGTGATTTTTATATTAAAAAACACCTTCGTGAAGGTGCTCCTAATATCTGATTCGTTGTTTTGCCTTTGGCTTCGTGTTATGACATGCCCAGTGGGCAAGCAATGCACTGTCCATAAGCGCTATATCAATATCATCAAACTGTGACTTGTATCCAAACCCACCGTTTGATCCTATGTTTCTCTTTTCGCAGTTCGTTGCTACCTTCGTCAGTGATGGCTGGCCATTATGACATATCGTCTTCTGATATATGCCCTGCTCCCACAATGCATTGGCATTGATGATTTCCTTCACTGTCGGCAATATGACATTCTTTATCCTGTAATCCTTCAGTTCGTCATCAAGCATCTTCTGGCCATTTGCACCATCAACTACAACCTGCGCAACGTCTGCATTCTTTATGAAGTCTACAATCCATAGATTTCCATTTCTTACTGACTGACAATCAATCGTTTCTATAAAAATGCGTTCATCATCAGTCCTTACCGCAATGCTCAATGCAACGTTCGTTCCATCCTGGCCATACTTGATTCCGACAAACAGCTTTCCATTAATATCAGGAATTTTATCAATCTTCAAGGCATTCCATTCCGTTTCCGAGATTGCTGATTTCTGATTGTATGTCGGCCAGAATCCAAGACGCTGAACATTGTGATCAAGCTTGTCGTCTCCCAGCTCAGCCTCAATCTTTCGCTCATTCAGGTGATATCCCATTGATGGGTTGGAGTTGTACCAGGCCTCTACATCATCTATCTCCTTCTCCTCATCTACGGACCATTCTGCCCATCCAGAATACTTCCCCTTTCCAAAAAGCACGGTACTGCGATAATTCGTGAAAACTGTACCGCTTGATACTGGCGTTGGAGGCGTACCACACATGACAGTCATAGGATTATCACTATCAGTTACGGTATACTTAAGTGCTGACTCCTGCTCTATCGTGTATTCCTGTGCCTCATCAATGACAAGAAGGTCAAATCCTTCACCAAGCCCTCCATTTGATGTTCTGGTTCTATACTGAACAACTCCGCCAGTCTCATACAGTTCAATTCTCTCCTGTCCCTTGGCACGTATTGAATTGAAGTCCTCTCCATCAACATATCCCATCTTTTCAAGGTATTTTTTCACCTTCTCAAAAGACGAATGTGATGTGCTTATTCTATGGGCGGTATGAAGCATGTTCAACCCATTGTGAAGCCCCCATAGCTCAAGCATGTAGAGAATTTCAGACTTTCCGTTTCTTCGAGGAATGGAATATCCGAACTTCTGATGAACCCAAAGTCCTTTCTTATCAACTGCCATGATTGGCTCCAATAAATTGTACTGCCACTTATAGGCTTTCAGTCCAGTCTTTTCATAAATCTCTATTGCTTCCTTGAATTTAGACCTCTTCTTTACATATTTTAGAATGACTGATTGAGTAGGCTTCTGATTTCCAAATCTCTTCTTTGCCAT